AGATTAAAGAATGCTAAAGTTCTTTATGATATGGGAATGAAGGTTGCGGCAGTATCTGTACTCTGCCAAGACAAAAGAGTATTTGATAGTATGATGAATGCTGGAACACCATGTCCATTTGATGGTCTTGTAGGTCAGCCAGCTAAAGACGCATGGAACAATAACCCTCATCTAATACCTGATGCTAAAACAGGTAAGAAAGAAGAATGGGATGAAGATACAAAGAGTACAGCTACAGGTGCTGGTGCTGTTGGTGGGCTGTTGCTTGCCCTCTTATTTATCCTCTGAGCTACTATATGGAAGAACAGATAATGTAGCTAAGTATGTAAGTAATTGGGATATGTCAAAAATACTTCCTCCAGAAGCAGGTTTAGAAGTACAGGGAATCTTTCATAAGTATACAATCACTAAAGATTCAGATGCAGATGCTACAGTTTCTATAGTTAATAAGAATGCTAATGGGTCAGGTAACATATACGAAAGACATGATAACTGGGATCAACTACCTAGTAATACTAAGATAGGATTTGATGTTGTTACACCTTCATTAGGAACTCGTTGGGGTGATGGAAGTATAGGCGTAACAGGAGATGCAACACTCAGTGATGTTATTGTAGCATACAACTACAGATTTGATCCTTGCTTTATACCGTTAGCAGATCCTAGCTGTCCAGACTATGAGAGTGCTTTATATCAATACCTTCTAGATAACAACTTAATAGATAATGAACCTGACATAGATGATCCATATTATGACGAATGGGTAAAGTTTCAATTAGATCGTAAAGCTGAACAGAAAGAAGAAGAAGCTAAGAAAGAAGAGAAGGCTAAAGAAGAAGAACAAGAAGAGTTAAAAATGGAGAGAGCCTTATCTGTAGCAGGAGCGGCAGAACAAATAGCTAACCCAATGCAACAACTCGCTATGATGAAACAGTTAGCTTCTACAGGTACATTAGATGGTTACTACAGTGCAACTATACAAGGTGGTAATTACGAAGATAGCGTAGAATTAAAAGACGCAGAAATAAAAGATAATACTAAAGCATTAAGGAATTTAGCACAAGATAAACTACATAGAACAATAGTACGTTCTCAATATGATAAATAATCGGAGATATTATGATTAAGAGATTAGCAACGATAGCATTACTAATGTCAGCTACCTCTGCAATGGCAGTTGACTCACCTATTAATGGTGTAGTAGAACCTAAGTGTTCTATATGGACTGAGACTAATGGTGTGTATGGACATCCATTACCTTACAAACTTAGCACAGAAGCTAATGAAGGTGGAGTTCATGCTTCTATAAGAGTAGATGTAGCACAAGCTGACTACTACAAAACAAAGTTTACACACCCTAATAGCTTTTCATCTAGCCCTACACTAACAGATGCAGTAGCTTGGACAGGTAGTACCATTGTTGGTCAAGTAGGAGTAGCAGGTATGTCTGCATATGAAGCGGCTAAAGTTACATACAATAATGTTACAGAGTTTAATATGACATTAGCAGGTTCTACATGGTTTACTGTAAAATCTACTGCAAGCTATGGATCAACAAAAGCATTACCAGCAGGTAATTACACAGCTTTAATAGTAGCGGAATGTATCGCCAAATAACATTAGCGTTGGCCTTTCTTTCATGTTTAAGCCTTCATAGTAACGCACATGAAATGACCCCGACTTATCCGACATTAAAGTCATCTTACATAGATGGTGTACACGTAACTAAAATGAAGATCTTCAATAGAAGGGAAGGGATAGAGTACTATTCTATACAAGTCTATACAGATAATTGGAAACCTTTACCTTTTGCTTCTACTTCAAAAGTAATAAAGGTAAAGCATAATAAAAGAAAACTATTTGATGTTTACATAAGATCTAATGACTTAGATAAAGCTGTTTACATATGTACTGAGTCAAAAATATTTAAGACTGATAAACAAGCTACTTTAGTTTCCTCTAGAATATGTAGTAAGATAAAGAAAACACAATGAGAGTTCTCCTTATTATAATTCTTTGTTGTTGCTATATACCTAGTTTAGCAGACTCAACGTCTAACTCATTAAGTTTATCTCTTCCTAACTCTAGCATGAGTTACCAAGCTGATAAGTTTAGGGCAGGAGAATTAGACTGTAGTAATGCTATAGGATCAGCTACACAATGGGAGTTTGGAGTTACAGGTATAATACAAGGTGGTACAGTATCTACAGATAACACTAAGACTGGTGACATAGGTGTATACAGTAGAATAATAATACCACTAGGTAAAAGGGCTAAGTCAAGAATAGATTGCAATAGACTATATGAACTAGAGTTACAGAAAAAAGAACTAGAAGTAATGAAGCTACAACAAGAGATTAATCAGTTAAGAAATCTTTCATTTGAGAATTAAGGTTTAGTATGGCAGAAGTAGAGATAGCAGGAGCAAAAATAAAAGGTGGCAGACTCATGCTACTTGTACCAATCGTTTCGGCACTTGGTGGTGGATTATGGGGTGGCTTTGAGTTTTACAAAGACTACATGGACATGAAAGAGATTATCCAAGAGATAGATGTAGACACAATAACAGCTCAGAATACTTTAACACAGACTAAACTAGATGAAGCTATAGACTATACTCGTGATATTAAAAATAACTTACGTGAAGATATAATGTCTGTAGAAGGTCATGTAGATAAGATACGTAACGAAGTACAGAATGCTATTGATGAAATGAACCAGTTACAGAAAGATACACTTGCATCTATGCGTGAAGTAGAAGCATTGAACCGTGAGACAGAAAAAGATGTACGAGATACTATGCGAGAAACAGAAAGTCGTATAGAAGAAGCAATGACTAAACTAGAAGAAAGATTAACTACAAGACTACAGGAGGCTCTGGATAACCCTCTGGTTGGAAACTAATGTTTCTCGCTATAATACTATACTGTGCAGTGCCTACAGATGTTACTTCATGTGATGTAATGGTACGAAGAGATCATTTGTTTCAGTCAGAAATACAGTGTGAAAAACAGATAGTACCTATGGCAAAAGGTTTGATTGCTACAGGACACTCTGTAAAAGCTAAGTGTTTTAAATTTAATCCTTATGGAGAAGAAGTATAATGTCACCTAAGAAATTACAAGTAGATAGTAAATATGCTGTAGCCGATTCAGATGGTGATGGCATTATTACTGATGAAGAATTAGATCGTCACGAAAGATGGATTCGTTTAGAAAATGAAGACAAGATGATGGATACACAACGTACTATGGCTTGGTTAGCTATGGGTACAACAATAGTTACAGTTATAATATTACTTACACCCATTATTAACATACCTCGCATGGAATCAGCATCGGGTTTTCTTAATACATTTCTTGTAGCACAGATGGGTGTAGTACTAGGTTTCATGGGTGCTACAGCTTTAAGTAAAACTAAAACAAATCAAAATAAATAAGAGGATAAAATATATGAGAAAACTATTTATTGCAGGTGTTATTATTGCTCTGTCATCAGCTTACGCACAAGCTGAAGGAGTTGCGAGAAGTAGCATTATGTCACTAATAAAACCAGACGCATCAGTCGAATATGGATTTAAGACAAAAAAGTGGTCAGGTGATGTTGGTGTTACAGCTAATGTTTCAAGACTCTCTATTAGACCTGCATTAGACTGGGGATATTCAAGTTCAGATTCTTTTAATATCTCTGGTGCATCTGTCAAAAGTACTATGGCTATAAGTGATAACTTATCTGCTTATTCAAAACTATCTTTAGACAGCGATTTTAAATATAGTGACATATCAGTTGGTGTTGCTATTACTTTTAAATAGGAGAAATAACTATGGATTGGATTACTGGAAGACTTAAAGAGCCTACAACATATCTAGCACTTGCACTTGCAGGTGTAGGAATAGGTTTTATGCTTAGTATGCCTATATTAACATGGGCTGGTATAGTTGGCGGTATCTTTGGTATCGTATTAAAAGAAAAAGGTGGGGCAGAATAATGTCATATCTCAACCGTGTACTACGTGCAATATTAGCTATGCCTTGCAATTGTTGCGATAAATGTCAGTGTAATAACTGATGTTGGGTATATTAGGAAACATAGTTGGACCAGTCGCAGGACTAGCAGGTTCTTGGATCGAAGGTAAAACAGCCGCTCAGAAAGCGAAAGCTACCAAAGATCTAAAGATTGCTACAGGAGAAATTGACTGGGATCTTGAAGCTATGAAAGCTACACAAAGCTCATGGAAAGACGAATATCTAGTTCTACTTTTGTCAGGACCATTTATTTTAAGTTTCTGTGGTGACTGGGGTAGAGATATTGCAGAAGCAGGGTTTATTGCTTTAAGTCAAGCTCCTCAGTGGTACACATATTCCCTTGGTGTAGTTATAGCCGCAAGTTTTGGTATAAGATCTGCAACTAAACTATTCGGAGGAAAGAAATAATGGGATACGAATTAGGACAAAGAAGTCTACAAAATCTATCAGGTGTTAATCCAGATCTACAGGATGTAATACAAAGAGCGATAGAGATTACTGAAAGAGACTTCACTGTAATTGAGGGTGTTAGAAATATTGACAGGCAAAGAGAGCTTGTTAAGACTGGTAAAAGCACCACAATGAACTCAAGACACCTAACAGGTCATGCTGTTGATATAGCACCTTGGCCTATCTCTTGGGAATGGGAAGACTTTGACCCTATAGAGAAGGCTATGAAGAAGGCCGCAAAAGAACTTAAGGTTAGTATTGATTGGGGTGGTGACTGGAAGAGCTTTCCAGATGGACCTCACTGGGAATTAAACTGGAAAAAATACCCTTAAGAATAACATACATTTAAAATAATTAAGCCCCTATACCTTAGTTGGTACAGGGGCTTTTTTTTATTGTTTATCTTTTGTCAGTGACAGAACTCTATCCATATAAAATTTTATGAGTCTGTTATTATACCATTGTGCTTTCTGTAAATCTTCTATTCCATTCTTGTATCTCCATCTATGCATATACTTGGCTATATTCCCACGTAGGTATCCTATAAACTCTTCGTCACTTAAGAAATCTTGTATGTAGTCTATACACTCTATCTTTCCGTTTCCGTAGTGAGGTGGGTGATTCACATTATCCTTTTTCTTAGTGTCGGGTTTCCACTCTTTTTCAGACCATTTAGCCATACTTACTCCTTATTTCCACTAGTGGGTATTAATTATATAAGAACTATTTTAGATAATACAAGTGTCTATGAACTAATATCTACCATTTCACACACTTCTCCTGTACAAGCAAAGGTTTGACTTGATCTAGTTGTGTCCTCTACTTCAAAATCAGATAGTTTAGACCAGTCAATCTTACTAGGCATAATAGATAATAAACTTTCGTATGTATGATGCCTTTCTGTAATAGAATCGTCAAACTCAGACACAACAACTTTAAGAGGACCTTCAGCTTCTACCTCTTGATAAGGTGCTTGAACATAAGAGTGATCTACATAAGGTAAGAAGGACACACCGCTCATCTCATCAAAGTGTTTATATACAAAAGATCCTACCTCTAGCCACTCCTCTTCTTTAACACTAACTGTTATACTAGGTTTATGTTCACACCAATGCCTTTGATAAGTTAACCACAACTCTAGTTGCTCAATAGCAGTCATGTCATCTCTAAATATAGAGTTATCAGGAGACTTAACAGGAAAGCTAAATACTGTAGTATTATCTGGTTTCATTGCACAAGGCTCTGAAGGTATACCTTGCTCTACCATAAACTTAGTTAGTGGGTCTTTGTTGTCTCCTCTTACAGTTCTAATATAATAAGGACTATGCCTAGCATGAATACCTGACGCACTATCAACCATTTGACTTACTGTACCACTAGGTTTTACACAAGTAGTAGCAGTAGACTGTTGTATTCCTAAAATACTAGACCACTCCTTGTTAGTGTCTATAGATACTTGCCTTAGTGTATCTAAGGTTTTATCTAGCCCTGAGTTGGCTTTAGTCATAAGTGGGTTGTCCATAATACCAGTTAAGCTGACTCCCAGAAGTCTCTCCTCTTCACAGTTATTAGCCCATACTTTACGTAAGTAAGGAAACTTGGTGTAACTAGATTGTATAGTTCCTATTATAGTAGCTATCTTAACCTTCTCAACTAATGAATTTATATCATCTGTAGCTCTAACAACTACTTCACTTAGATTACAGAACTCATGTGGTCTTAAGCTAATTTCGCTACAGGGGTTAGTTCCAAACTCAAACTCTGGGTTACGTCTACCATTACGTTTAGCTACATCCTTGCAAGCCTGTCTATTAAACACACCACGTTCACCTGACTTACTTTCTACAAGAGCAAGCCACTCACGCATAAAAGTTTCCATTGCAGGTTTTTCAGTGTAACATACTGAGTTGTTAGCTAATGCTCTATAGGGTGTGCTATCATACCATGAACCTGACTTAGCGTGTCTCATTCTATCATCATCTAAGTTAGATAGTGAGATCATAGCTGAACGTCTAACACCACCTACAACAACAATCTCTCCTATCTTACACATAAGATCGTGACACTCTATAGGT